TTATATATTAGTGGAACATCTGGTGATGTAGGTATAGGTACAGATGTTCCTAGAGGTGTTCTTGAAGTTAGTGGTAATGTGGTAATTGGTAACGAATTATCATTTGGTGGTGTACCTGGACAGTTATTTGGTAATACTCGTATTATTGAGAGGCGTTATACTGCTGCTCAACCTAGAACCGAATTGTTACTCTTTAAGGGTAATGACGGTGACGGTGGGGATTCAGCACCAGATAGAATCAGACACATTGCTGCTGAACATGTGTTCCAAACATATAATAGTTCTGAGAATGACTTCTACGGTAGCGGAGGGATATTGGCTACCGCGGATGGACAAACCAACTTTCCTCTCTGCATCACAGCTCAACAAAATCCTGGTATTGTTGTAATTGGTGGTAATGGAGATACAGCCATTGGTCGTGGTCAGGGTACTAAATTAGTTGTTAATGGTGATATAGAGTTCGATAGTGGTGGTTCATTTAAACTGACCGGTTTAGAGTTTTCTACATCAGATTTGGGTTATAACATTATTAGAAATACGAAGGATGGTGCTGCACGACGACCACTTACATTCGTGCATGAAGTCACGAGTATTCTTGACGATGAGTTTGCGCGCTTTGATGTAGATGGAAGACTAGGTTTAGGTACATCATCTCCAACCTCCAATATACACGTTTATGACACAACACCTGGTGATGTGGACATCATGAAACTTCAAAGTACAGGTGATACCGATGATCCGGACAAACAGGTTAATGTACTCATATACACAAACGACGGCGAAGGTGGTATAATTAGTGCTTTCAGTAATGTTGAGAACGCTACAACTGGTTTAGCCTTATCTGTAGCCAATAATAACACAATTACAACTTGTCTTAATATTGTTAATACGAGTAATGTAGGTGTGGGAACACCATCACCTGCGCGTCAATTCCATGTTGTTGATCATAGAAATCCACTTCTTGGTGGTACAGGGGTTATGAGGGTGGAAAGTATTTCCTCAAATGCCAGTATAGAGTTTACTACCTCTGGTGGAAGTTCAAATATTTACGCGGATACAACCGGTAATGTATACATACAGCCATCACAAATTGGACGAGCTACAACACATATAACAAGTAATGTTTCAGTAACTGGTGATTTGGCGGTAGGTGGAAATATTAATTTCACAAAAATTGCGGTAGGACTAGGTGGTGCGGAAGCTTCTACAGATCTTGAAATTGGTGGAGGTAGTATTTTAGGCTCTAATGAAGTTTCTCGTAAAACGTATTCTAAAACATTTACAATTGGTACAGGTGATGCTAAAAACATCCAAGTACTGTTTGGTGCGGGTGCCTTCTATGCAAAAGTTACAACAATATTGAGGAGGACGGATGGGTCAACCGTTGGTGATGTAAATACGATGGTCCTCGAAGTACAAGGTGGTACAGGTAATGAATCTCAACCAGCTCTAGATGTGGCGTTGGGTTCACAAACATTATTTGGTGGTACCAATAGTTATCCATGGAGTCCTCTTGTAACTGTGGGTCAAAAAGGTATAAGTATTACACCATATAATATAGAATCTTCAAGAAACTATAGTTATGATCTTTTCATAGAGTTGACGAGTGCATGTGGTGGAAAAGTAACTAAAATAACACGAAATCTTACAATTCCAACAAGACTTGATAATGGTGATGGTGGTCAGACCGATGTAGCAACTTTTAACTATTAATTTTACCATTTAGGGAAAACCCAAAGGTAGAATCAATTTAAAATAATTTTATGCCCTGATGGAATCAGAGACGGCTAGGAAGAGAACGCCGACAATGAAAGCCATGACGACATAATTACACTCACTTTCTTCGAGGCCAGCTTCGGGCTTGACCTCGGCTTTCTTTGCGACGACGGGTTGTTCACGTCGCACAGGAGGTTCCAGATCCTCCAAAGGACAGCAACCTATCATTTATACTTTACTTAGAGATTAATTTCTGTTTTCTTCTTTCGGCGGGTTCTCTTTGGCTTGGATGCACCGACCGAAACTTCCTTGACCTCACCACCCGTGGACTCTCCTGAAATAGAAATAATGTCGGAAACATCGTCGTCCTCATCCTCATTCTGTACTCTGGTTGTATTCATTGGTGGTGGGGGGGGCATCATAACACCCCCCATGAGGCTAGAGATGTCAAGTCCAGGACCCTGCATCTCGTAGTTACCAGTGCCACCGAAAGGTGCACTATCAGCGGAACCCGAAGGTGCTCGGGTTGTGTTTTGTACTGCAGACATCATGTTTTTCACGAGGTCTGGGTTCTGCTTGAGAACATCGTTCATGTTGGGGAGGGCGCTCTTGAACATAGAGTTCGTGAGGTGGAACATCATCGCCGAACCACCCAACATCATGATGAGCTTGACCTCTGGTGCTACATTGACCTTGGATCGGTACTTCACGTAAAGCTCTTCAAATACACCATCGTAATCATCTACACCCTCCATGACAGACTCAGACCAGCCCTCAAGTTGAATCTCAAAGGGGTTATAGCGTTTATTAAGGAACTCCAATCCAGTCACACAAGCCACAAGCATGCGACGGGAGAACCGAACAGATTGTTCAACATCAATACTGTACGTAATTCTCTTTACTTCTGTACGAAGGTCTTCAACATTAGAGTAGGCATTCAGTCTCTTATTAACAGCAAACCCCTTCTTCTCAAGACGTCCTAATTTGTTGATGAGATCCGCTTTCTCTTCATCCACTGAGTTGTATCCCTTGGAGGGTGCCTCATTTTGTGATCCAGGACCCTCGTCGGCATCATCATAAAATATAGGTTCATCCTCACCATAGTCAATCTCTTCATCCATTTGTGGTTGACTGGGAGCTGATTGTTTGTTTGGGTTTACAAAAGCGTCCATAGATTCTTGTTGTTGCATTTGGGGTGGGGGTGGTCTGCTAGCTACAGGGCGTCGCACAGGCTGAGGACGAGCAGTAGATATTTCAATTTCATCCATGAGGGCCTGTTCATCTGCATCTAATTTCATCACATTAGTAGTTCCACGATCAATGACAATTTCTTCGTCCATCTACTCTCTATAGGGAAACTATTAAATTACCTTTAACGCACTTTTTTGAAAAAAATATATATGTACATCATAAATGTACAACCTTAACCGTACCAATCGTAATGCTATGATCAGTATTTTCACCCTGATCGCCGTGATTTTCGTTCTCGGTATTTTCAAAACTACCAGCAAGTATCAACCTAGACCAATTGTCGTTAAGGTCGTCAATGATAAATCTATCTTTGATCTTGAAGATCGCATCGAGTGTGTCCCTGGTCACACCAGTGAGGGTAGCCCTTACACCAAGAGTCTGACCCCAGGTGGCCTCTGTGGTGCCCAAAAACTTGTGTCCGAGCAAGCTGGCTACGAGATTGAGGATGGAATTGGTGGATCTTTAATCTAAGCTATTATAAATGGCTTTGGTTACTTCCCCCCAAACTATTCCAGATCTTGATCATGAATATCACATCATAACCACTGATTCAATTGGTCAAGACAGTGCCAACACTTTTACTTGCCACCTCCAGCAGCCCCTCAAGAATGTGATTCAGGCTAAACTCCTCGCGGCTCACATTCACTCCAATGTTGTAACAGAACACTGCTATGTTTCCATTGAGGAGCTGGATACCATCTTTAACGACAGGGCTTCCAATGTTCTCACGGGTCAATCCCATATGAGTATGATTAGGGGTTCTTTCGCGAGTATCGTCACTGATGGTACAACTCATGATGGTGGTAACTCCTTGATCTCATTTAAGGATAACTACCCCATCGCGACTCAATATATAAACCCCATCAGAAGAATTGATCGTCTCAGTATTACGATTAGAGATCAGAACGGCACCACCATCAAAAACTCTACGGATAATGGTGCTAATTTTTTAGTTTTTAGATTTGTGTGTAGAAAACCAAACTTGTAATTTTCTCCCTTTAAAGTAGTAATAACATGTCTTCGGGTATCGTCCAACTTGTAGCTATCGGCGCTCAGGATGAGTACATTATGGGTAACCCAGAGATATCGTTTTTTAATTCCACGTTTAAAAGACATTCTAATTTTTCACAATCCGTTGAGAAGCAGACGATACGCGGAGATGTGAAAAATAATTCAATGTCAAGTGTCCAGATTGAAAAGTCTGGTGATATGCTTGGCTACATCTATATGACTATTGATGATAAAGTTCAAGCTTTAGATACTTCTCGTTGGGATCTTCTCATTGATAAGATTGAACTCCTGATAGGTGGTTCTGTCATTGATACACAAGATTCCATTTTTACCGAAAAGATTGCCATAGATACATTTGCTCAAAATGTTTCTAGAAGTGCACTCGGTACACACCCTGGTGTGAGTGCACGTTCTTACTTTTACCCCCTTCGCTTCTTCTTTTGTGAGGGTCCGCAGTGTGCACTCCCCCTCGTGGGACTCAACTATCACAATGTTGAGTTGAGAATTCATTGGGGTGAACAAGCAGCCAACTATAATTTTGAAATGTATGCAAACTACTACTATTTAGATAACGAAGAGAGGGGTAACATGGCTACCCGAACCCACGATCTTCTGATCACACAGGTACAGAAAAATATCCCAGGTGGTGAGACCACACAGGATCTTATATTCAATCACCCAGTTAAATACCTAGCGTCATCGGATACTAGTATTGATGGTGCTCTCACTTCACCAGCAAATAAAATAAAATTAAGCATAAACGGAGTTGAATTAACCAATTATAAATGGGGTAAACCCCACTTCATTGATATTATGAGCTACTACCATACAAACAATGTGACATCCCCAGATTTCTTCCTTTACTGCTTTTGTCTCATGACAAGTTCACTTCAACCAACGGGCACCCTAAACTTCAGTAGAATTGAGTCAGCCAGAATCATGAGTGAAAATACACCTATAAATGACCCAATTTATGCAGTCAACTACAATATCCTTCGTATACAAAATGGGATGGCAGGCCTCCTCTATGCAAATTAATTTACCACCCTATATTAAATGGTCAAGAACTTGCCGACAGTGGAGAGATCTACCAAGATTAGGTTTGGTAAGCATGTCCCGGATTCCACCGATCAGGAGGAAAATACCATTGTCTTCAACGCGAGTAATGTTTTAGTTCCAACACCATATAGTAACGCT